ATGACAAAAATTAGGGATGGAAAATGAGACGAGCCGCAAAAGTTGATGACAACCAAGCCGAGATTGTCAAAGCACTACGCCAAGCAGGTGCGACAGTTCAATCTTTGGCAGAAGTCGGAAATGGCGTCCCAGACCTCTTAATTGGGTTTAGGGGTGTCACGGTATTGATGGAAGTAAAAGACGGCTCAAAAGTGCCTTCTAAGCGATCCTTGACCCCTATGCAGGTCACATGGCATCAAGCCTGGAATGGTGGGACGCTTTCTGTTGTCAATGATGTTGAAGCTGCTCTAAGAGTTTTAAAGGTGATTGAATGAAAGTAGAAATCGGGGACGCTACTCTGTATCTTGGTGACTGCATGGAAATCTTGCCTACGCTGGACAAGGTTGATGCGGTGATAACTGATCCGCCGTATGGGATGAATTGGAATACTGATAGCACCCGTTTTAGTGGAGGTGGAAGCCCAGGAATTAAGCGTGATCGAATCATTGGCGACAATAAACCGTTTGATCCATCTCCATTTTTTTCAGTTGGCAAATCTCATCTATTTTGGGGATTTAATCATTTTGCTCAAAGACTTCCAGTTGGCAAAACTTTAATTTGGCTAAAACAACAACCAAATTCGTTTGGTTCTTTTCTATCTGACGCTGAACTTGCTTGGTGTAGTGGAGGAAATGGAGTTTGGGCATATTTTTCTCCGAGAAGTATTGCGACCGCTGTTAAGGAAGGGCTTGGTAGTGTTGCTCATCCAACTCAAAAACCCGTTAGCTTGATGGAATGGTGCATTGAGCAAGCCGGAAATCCGCAAATAATCCTAGACCCATTCATGGGAAGCGGAACCACGGGAGTCGCAGCTATCCAAATGGGGCGCAAGTTCATCGGCATCGAGCGTGAACCCAAATACTTCGACATTGCTTGCAAGCGTATTGAGCAAGCATCCAAGCAAGTGGATATGTTCATCGAGCCGATAAAACAAGTTCAGGAAAGTTTGCTATGAGTGACGCACCTCATGCCGCAGTTGATTACATCATCAAGAACGCGCCCAAATACGCAAAGGCAAAATCTGATCGGGTTCACTTGGAAGAATTCCGCAAAAGCAAAAAGGCCATGCTCATGCAGCAAGCCAGTCTAAACGGAGTCACCGCCCTGGCAGCGCAAGAGCGTGACGCATACGCTTCAGAGGAATACCAAGACCTTCTGAAAGGTTTAGCCGCTGCTGTCGAGCAAGAAGAAACACTGAAATGGCATTTGGAAGCCGCCAAGCTGCGGGTAAACATCTGGCAGACCGAAAGCGCAAACAATCGTGGATTGGATAGGGTAACTACTTAGAAAATCTGTTGAGAAAACTAGCTATAATTCATTTATGCCCTGCTTTTGGGGTCTTTTTAGGAGTCGTATGAAAGTCGATCTGCAATTGTTGCTGGAAATCCACCAGTATCTCGAAAAGTATCCACCCTCAGTTACTAGCCGTCCAGCAACAACGGAATGGTCAATGGAATGGGCGCAATTGGCAGCACGGATGGATGTGCTGGTCAAGACTATGGCTTCCAAGATTGAGGTGGAGGTTGTATGAAAACACCACACAAACACGCTGAACTCATCAAGGCATGGGCTGATGGGGCTGAGATCGAGTACAGGACTTGTCCTGAAAATCCCTGGGAGCTAATTCTTGATCCCGGATGGGATGGTAGGGGTGAATATCGCATCAAGCCAGAGCCAAAGCCTGATGTTGTTAAGTATGTGCAAACCTGGGTAGATGTGAAGGGTCCAAACCTTACTGTTTTCTTTTCAGACGTATTTGTCAAATGCACAATTTCAAATCTGAATCTCACATTCGATGGAGAGACAGGCAAACTCAAAGCTGCGGAGATGTTGTCATGAAACAAATCGCTTCTGCTTTGGTCAAAGCGCAAAAAGCCTTTGGCCCTGCTTTGAAAAGCTCAACCAATCCTCATTTCCGCAGCCGTTACGCTGATCTATCCGCTTGTGTTGAAGCTGTCATTGATGCGCTCAATAACAACGGAATCGCATTGATCCAACGGAATCACCCTGCTGACAATGGCGTAATCGTCGAAACCGTGTTCATTCATGAATCTGGTGAAACATTGGAATGCGGTCAACTTCATGTCCCTGCTACTAAGCATGATGCCCAGGGTTATGGATCGGCGCTGACCTACGCTCGGCGGTATTCATTGATGGCGGCTTGCGGTATCGCTCCAGAAGACGATGATGGCAATGCGGCTAGTCGAAAAGTCGGATTTGATCCGTCAAAGCTGGCAGACTGGACAGCCGCTATTTCAGCAGCCAGCAATGAAGAAGAACTGAAAAAAGTCTATACAGACGCATTCAAGGACACCCAATCCGATCCTGAAGCGCAAAAGAAGATCATTGCGGCTAAGAACGCACGAAAGGCGGCGCTGTGATGGAACAAAAAACAGATGAATGGTTTAATGCAAGACTCGGAAAAGTTACGGCATCAAAAGTTGCCGATGTTGTCGCCAAAACAAAATCAGGTTACAGCGCAAGTCGTGATAACTACATGGCGCAACTGGTGTGCGAACGGCTTACAGGTAAACCTGCCGATTCATTTAGCAATGCAGCTATGCAGTGGGGGACTGAAACAGAACCCCTAGCTCGGGCAGCATACGAGGCCAAAATGGATGTTCTGGTCGATGAAATCGGCTTTGTTGAGCATCCGACCATTGCCATGTCGGGCGCAAGTCCTGATGGTTTGGTGGGTGTGGATGGCTTGATTGAGATCAAATGCCCCAACAGCGCAACGCACATTGATATGCTTTTGAATCAATCAATTCTTAAAAAATACATAGATCAAATGTATTGGCAGATGGCTTGCACTGGTCGCAAATGGTGTGACTTTGTGTCCTACGATCCGCGCTTGCCAGTAGATTTGCAGTTATTTATCGTTAGAGTCTTTAGAGATGATGAATACATCCAGACTTTAGAGTTAGAAATTATCGGATTCTTGACCGAGACAGCCGAAAAAGTCGCAAAATTACTTAACCTGAAAGCCTGAAATGAGCAAAACCCTCAAAGAAATCACAATTGTCAGCGGTCGTTATACGAACAAAGACGGACAAGAAAAAGCTCGGTATCAGCGCATTGGCTCGATGATTGAAACCAAGAATGGGCCTATGCTCAAGCTGGATGCTTTCCCCATCGTTGAAGGTGGATTCTCTGGCTGGTGCTATCTGTCCGACCCAAAACCTAGAGATGGTCAACAATCATCTGCTCAGTCTAGGTCTAATTTTGATGATTCAGACGTGCCTTTCTGATGTAAAATTTAGATTGGCTAACTCGACGGAGGACAGAGCGGATTGAATCACCGCTTTGCCAAACTATCTGATTCACACATGAAAGATTCATCATGCTCACTCAATCTCGTCTTCACGAAGTATTGTCTTATGATCCCGAAAATGGATCATGGGTCTGGAAAAAACTTCCAAATCGCCTAGCAACAAACATATTTGTTGGAAAAACGGCGGGATGCATTTCTGTTAGCGGGTACAGAGTCATAGTGCTTGACGGGGGAATTTATCCAGCGCATCGTTTGGCATGGCTGTACGTGCATGGAGAATTTCCAGATGGAGACATAGATCACAAAAACAGAATACGCAGTGACAACAGAATCCAGAATTTGCGAGTTGTAACGCACAAGCAAAACATGGAAAACAAATCGATTAGCTCTAATAATAAGTCGGGCCATCCTGGCGTCTTCTGGGATAAAGTACGAAAAAAATGGAAGGCAAAACTAGGTCATCTCCGACAGCACATACATCTTGGATATTTTGTATCTCTTGAAGATGCTGTGAAAGCTAGGAAGTCAGCAGAAGTTAAATACTTCACCCCTATTGATTGAATTTACAAGGACAAAAAATGTTACCGCTACTAATCTGGGCAATCAAAGAAGTCGCTGAAGACTTGGCTGAAGACGAAGCTGAAAAATTGGCTGGCGATCTCAAAGACAAGATTCTGAAGGCAACTGGCTTGGATCAGGTTGAAGTCCTAGCAGATGAGGAAGTCGCTTCCTTGATGCAAAGTGCTGGCCTGATCTCGGTTAGCCAGGTCAGGGCTATCGAGTCCACCGTAATCGCCAAGATTCACGAGAACATGGACAAGTGAAAAAAAAGGGAATCCGAAGATTCCCAAAGTCGCTCAAGGAGTGATGAAAGCGTCCCGAATTATACGCTTGGACTAATGACTTAGGGTTAGTTACAATCCTAATGCTGGCATTGGTTCATTGATGGTATTTATAGGGGTTTGCTCGATTTCCTCTTGGGGTTACTTGAGATTTCTAGTGCCAGCGCCTATTGACTAATCCCCGCATTTTGTGATAATTGAGCCTGTTAGCTAACACACTTTTTGGAGCTTCAAATGCGCGATCTACCTATCGAATCGAAAAAACAACGGGAAATGAAGGGCAAGTCTGGCATTCAAGACCCTGGTCACCTGCAAAATGCCGCCGACTATGTTCATGGTTGCCGCATCGGTGATCGTAACCACTTTGAACCACCAGAAGGCCCGGTTAAAGAGCCTAATCTGACCAATGGCATTCCTATGTTGCCCCAATCGAACATTAGTTCGGGCAACCGCAAATAATGGCTACCCTGTCCACCAAAGCTCGCAAGGCGCTCCCTAAGAAGGAGTTTGCTTTGCCAGCCGAGAAGAAGTATCCCGTTGAGGATAAAGCCCACGCACGTAATGCGAAGGCTCGCGCTTCTGAAATGGAAAAAAAGGGCAAGTTGTCAGCCGGTAAAAAAGCTGAGATTGACCGTAAAGCCGATAAAGTCTTGAAAAAGAAGTAATCATGGCTACAAAATCCCCAACCAAGACCGCCAAAAAAGTCGAA